GACAAATTTGGTCTGAATGCGCTCAGATGTAAGCTGCTTGAAATACTCTTCCGGATAATCCGCAGGGAAATGGCAATAACCGGCTCCTGGCTGATGAATTTTCAGCCGCGAGTAGATCATTTGTTTTGCCGTGTCCGTTCCGATGGTGAAGAGTTTGACTCTGAGCTTGTTGTTTTTACTGAATTTGCTAACCAGCGGCTTGCCGATTTGGTTCGCGCCTTTAATCGCATAAATGCGTTGATACTCGCGGCCTTTACAATATTCATAAACCCGCTGAGTCTGGTGACCACCGCTATCCACACAGCTTGCTGCCACCGATAAAGTGCGGCCATCCGTTGTTTTAATCGTTTGCGTAAGCACATTGGTTAAATCCTCCCATACTTTGCTTTGCGCGGGGTCGCCATGCAGCACATGGTATTGCAGCGACCAGCTTTCCTGAGAAACACCCCAGCCGATTACTTCCGCTTCCAGCCGATCATCCTGCACGTCCACGCCTGCAGTAATGACGATCACACCTTCGGGAGCTACGCGGCCCCAATTTTCCTTACGTCCCAGCAATCCTGAAGGGTCTATCCCTTCCGTTGCTTCCTTCCATGTCTCGCCCAGCGAGGTATTAACCCAAACCTTGAGCGTTTCCGGCAGACGTTTGGCTTTGAGGAAACTTGCCACCATCTCCGACCATTTAACCCATGGGCTATACAGCTCGTTGATATGGAATCCGGCAATGCTGTTAAATGCCGCTTCTGCACGCCATTCTCCGTGAGAAAGCATCCACATTTTGTCGCTTTCCTTTAAGCGTGCTTTGCAGTGTTCGCATTCGTAAACCGCATCCTCTGTTTTTTCTTTTTCAAATTTAACCTGCTGCCAGCAGAGCACCTGAAACGTGTCGCACTCAGGGCAAGGCACGTAGTATTTGCGCTGATCGCTTTGCTGATAGCGTGACTCAATCTTGCTTTCGTCTTCAATCGTTGGCGTGCTGGCAGTCACCAGCAACCGGTTCCAAAAGGTTGTGGTGCGTTTCTGCGCCAGACTGCCAGGATCACCTTCTGTCCCAGCGGAGTGTGGGTAGCGGTCTTCTTCATCCAGCAGCACAATCCGAATAGGACGTGATGCCAGTGAGGATGGGCTGTTCGCACCCGCCATGGTGATATGCCCACCAGGGAATTTCTTATGTAGCAGCGTATTATTGCTATCGCGGCTGCGCGGATCACCGAACAGATCTGTCAGCGCATCCGTATCGCGGATCATTGGTGCAAGGCGGTCTTTGCTCCACGTTTCCGCCATATCCAGCGTGGGCTGAATCAGCAATATCGGCGATGGGTCTTGGTGAGCAAAATACCCGATGATGTTATTAATAATCTCAGTTTTGCCAATCTGCGAGGAGGTCATATATACCACCTCAGAAACACCAGGCTCATTGACTGCATCCATCATCCCGCGCTGATATGGCGCACGGTCTGTCACCCATGATCCAGGCTCGCTACTCGCTTCCGGACTCAGTCTCCGATTCTGATCCGCCCACTGGCTCACTGTCAGTTGCGGTGGTGGCATCCAGGCCTTCATCACCGTCTTCAATACTGTCTGATAAGTCTTCGTCTGATTCATAAGTAGCCATTTCCGCCAACGCCTCGTAAATGGTGCGCTTCAGGAATTTCTCAATTTCTTGTGGGTTTTCTAAATGGGCGATCTGGTATGCCGTTTTGGTTGGAATGCCGAGCATTTTGGCGCGGCATGCCGTGACCATTTCCAGCCAATCGGTTTCCACTCGCTCCACCGTCACCAGCGCACCGGTACGTTCTGCCAGTTCAATCTCTGCCATGTCTGCCTGCGCCTTTAATAATCGCGCACGCTCCAGATGCGTGTCCTGCGGTGCAACACCTTTACCAAACGCACGCTGCTGCAGATAATTGATAATCCCACGGACGCAGCCAACCAACTCATACTGACCGTTAACTGGTTTTGGAATGATGCCATCCTGGGCGTATTGCTGTACTCGCCGGTCGCTTACGCCGAACAATTTGGCGATGGTCGTTACTGGATACATCGTTGGCATATAAGACACTCATTTCATTCAACTTTTTCCATCGAATTGACTTGATTAAGCTCGTGATTGAAGCATTCATGGGTGTGTCCTTAAGGGCAAATTGTTAATCAAACCAAGGAGTTAATCATGACTGACATAACCGTAACCAACGCACAGCACGGTGTACTTGAAGATGCTGCCAACTTTCCCGAAAGTGAAATCGAGAAATTCATGCAGCACTTGCCAGCTGGAGCAAAGAAATCCATGACTGCAGCACTACTCAAAAAAGGCTGCATCGAAACACTAGACGACAAACACTACATCACTGTAACAGGACGTAACGCAGTAGGACGTGATGTAACACCATGTAACACGAAGAAACACGATGTAACGCCAAGTAACGAGCCGAAACGCGAAACCAAACAATCGGTGATTATCAATTTGCTCTCCCGCGAAGAAGGCACCACCCTGACAGAGTTAATCGATGCCACCGGATGGAAACCACACTCAGTGCGCGGCCATCTTTCCAATCTGCGGAAAAAGCGTGGGTTGCCCATTGAAACCTTCACCACTGGAGAGGGCAAACATGGATACCGACTTTTACCTGATCAGGAAGCGGCCTGACGCTTTTTCGCAATCTCCGCAAAGGACTTCTTTTCACCGGCATGCTTTGCAGTATTGCCGGTGAACTCTTCCCACCGCTTGACAATCACATCCACATAACACGGATCAAGTTCAATCAACCGCGCCTTACGTTGCAGCTTCTCGCAAGCGATCAGCGTAGTGCCTGAACCACCAAACGAATCCAGCACGATATCCTTCGTCTTGCTGCTGTTTTCAATACCACGGCACACCAACTCCACTGGTTTCATAGTCGGGTGCAAATCATTCACCCTGGGCTTGTTATAGTTCCACACATCGCTCTGGCTACGATCTCCGCACCAGAAATGCTTATTGCCCTCCGGCCAGCCATAGAGGATCGGCTCATACTGCCGTTGATAGTCGGAACGGCCCATGGTGAAAGTATTCTTAGCCCAAATGATAAACGTTGACCATTTGCCACCAGCGTCTGCAAAGGCGCGATGGAGGGTATGGAGTTCTGAGGAGGACATGCAGATGTACAACGCACCCTTGCAGACTTTCACCATCTCGGTGCAGGCATCTGTCAGAAACTTCTGAAAATCCGCACCAAGATTATCATTCTTAATTTTGCGTTTGTTGCCGCGCACATTGTCTTTCATGGTTTGGCCATAATCTACGTTGTAAGGCGGGTCGGTAAATACCATGTCGGCCAGCTCGTCACCCATCAATGCTTTCATAGTCTCAGCCTTAGTGCTGTCACCGCATATCAATCGGTGATCACCCAGCAGCCAGATATCACCTTCTTTGGAAACCGGTATCTTTGGTGCTTCCGGCACTTCATCATCATCGGTTAAACCAGCCATTGGCTCGCCATCGAGCAGATCTTCCAGTTCAATCGCATCAAATCCCGTCAAATCTAAATCAAATCCTAACTCGTTCAACTCGCCAAGCTCAATCGCCAGCAACTCCTCATCCCATTCCGCGTCTTCATGGGTACGGTTGTCAGCCAGCCTGTAAGCCTTTATCTGCGCCTGTGTGAGGCCAGTGGCAATATGCACTGGTACTTTCTTTAACCCCAGCGACTGCGCCGCCTGTAGGCGCGTGTGGCCTGCAATGATAACCATTTCCTCATCCACCACGATAGGCTGGCGGAAGCCGTACTCCTTAATCGAGGCCGCAACTTTGGCTATGGCTGCATCATTCTTGCGAGGATTCCGCGCATACGGAATCACCCGACCAATTTCGGTCAGTTCTACTTTCATAATCTTTCCTGTTTTTCAGTTAAGTTCTGTGCATACAGCACGTTAGCGAAATGGCTCCAGCAGACCCGATTTCGCAGTCAGCCACTCTAAGCGTTTGTTATATAAAGGTTTCATGTTCCGAATTGCGAAACGAAATGGCTTTTTAGAATTTGTGGCTAGTAAAACGCCGCGCCCTCGGCGTACCCGCAGGGGGGACGGGTCGGGAGTACCTTTTTGAATCCAGGGGATTCGGTACGGTTTCAGGGGCGTTTAAAGCGGTTGATGTAAAATTTCAGATTTCGTGCAAACTCAATGGGGAAGCGTTCCTTCACCTTGGCTTGCATGATGGCATCGTTCTCACGCTGTTTGAAC